TACCTTTGTCGATAAGAAGCTGTAGCTTTGGTTTGTCAGGGTTTTCAACGCTAAGCGTTTGACCCTTAACATAGTCGTTGATCGTAATCTCAGGGGTTGTGCGGATATTAACCGTATCGCCGTGAGCTTTGATCTCACCTTCATAGTCAGTATTTGCGATAGCTGCCAAAACGGTAGCATCGTAAAAGTTTTCGATGAGCTTCCCACTCCAGATTTCTTGAATAAAGTTGCCCGTATAGGCCGGATGGCCCGGGGAGGTTGCGTAAGCCATGTTATAATCCTTTCATTAACTACGCGTTTACAATACGACCTTCTCGTTGTGCAACGAAAATGTCTTGTTCGATAGCGTCCCGTTCTTTCTCTTTCCCTTTAAACTTACCAAACCGCACATCATCAAAAAATTTTTTAATGTCTGCTTTTGTATAAGTTTTTGCAGTATTGCTTGTTGGGGAAGGACCACTGCGGCCTTTACCCGGAGCAACCTGACGTTCAAGTTCAGTAGAAGCTGTAGGACTAGCATTTTGAGCAGGCAATTGAGCACCGGGCCAAGACGTAAAAAACCCTGCAGCACGACGAGCATCCAGATTACGCTGAGCGTCTTCAAGAAAAGCCTGTCGTGGCATACCAGATAGAGAATCAACTTCTAATAACCAAGCTTGAAAATCTTGGTTATCATTAATTTCTCTCCAATTTGGTACTACATTTGATAATTCTGACCAAAAAGTTTGTTCTGCCGTCTGAGTCTGTTGCTGTGCAAGATGCTCTACACGGGGAACAAGTGCACTTTGTAACTGCTGCACTTGGCCTGTTAAAGACTTAATCTGCTGCTCATAATTACCAGCGACTTCTTGACTTACTTTTCGCATAATATCAATGGAATCTCCGTACTCTTCTTTTTCGTCATCAGATAAAAGAGATACAGGAGCAGGAGGCTCAACAGGTTCTTTAGGAGTAGACTCCATAGTAGAAAGTAACTGTTGAAGTTGGTCAACCCGGCCAGCAAGATCCCGGTTTTGTGCGTGAACTTGCGTGACTTGTGAGTCAAACATCCCCTGTAGAGTTTTGTACTTCTGCTCAAAACTCTGGCCTTGGTCACCTGAATCTTGCTCGACAGATTCAGGAAGAGAAGCGGTTCCGTCGGCACTGTTGGCACTATCTGATTGCTGCGTAGCTTCAACAGAGTTAGTCGGCGTTTCATCCGGCACGGACGACCCTTCCGATGGCTCGTTAAGATTACTATACAACTGTTGAACTGCCTCAGTCTGCTTACGAACTTGCTTTGGTACTGCCATAATACGCTCCTATCGGTATGCGTTAGTTAATAAAAGTAGCTGCATATTGCTATGCCACTGACTCAGGGGCTTTTTTAATAAGAGAAATAAGTTCTCCTAAAACTTGACAGCGCCCCTGTGCAACTGCCACGTTATTTGTAACCTGTGGTAACCTATCTAATTCTAAATCACGCCACGATTCCAGCCATTCAACTGCAACAGGCACATTTTGCGCGATATGGACAAAAGCTTTTAGGGTACGTTCATCTGCTTGAATCATACTGCTGCTCCAGTATTTTGATTTGCTACAGTATTCATACCCCCTGCAGGATTACCTGCAGGATCAAGAACTTGAGGTTGTGCCGATGCGCCGTTCTGGGAAGGAGGCCCAAGTGCAAGTTGTGCTTCTTGCTGAGCTGCACGAAGCTCCAGAGACGCTTTTTCCCGGGAAGGCACAACCTCATCTTCTGGCATCTGAAGGCTCTTTGCAATTTCACGTAAAATTGCGGCTCGACCTTCTTTGCCAATAATTTCCATATCAAACTCGTTAGCGGTTGCCTGTAAAAACTCAACCCGTCGAGTATTAACTGTGTCTTTAACTGCAAGATTGATTGCACCCATAGGAATAATTTGCGCATCACCTTTTAATTCTTCATCTGTATCGTAACGCATATTATAGACAAACTGTCTGTGTACAATAAGTTTTGTAATATCGGAATCAATATGCATAACAACCTGCCGAATAGATTTACCGGCTGACCCCATTAACATAGACAGCCCGGACGCGGTACGTCCTGCACCTTGCACATTAAGGTCACCATAAATATAGGACGGGATACCGGAATGATCATCAGCTAATTTTGAAAACTTTTCATAAACAGCCATAAGCTGGGCAGAATTATCATTAGGTTGATTAAACCGTACAGCAGGAGCCGAAGACCCTAATGGATCACTTAAAACCTGCCATATTCGCCACGGATGTAACTGCGTAATATCCTCATTAGATGGAATACGTTCAAGGTTAACCTCAACTTGAGGACCAGAAGCGATGCCCATATTATTAACCAGCGAACGTGCAGATGCATTGCACACGCTTTGCAAATCTTCAATAATTTCTGGAATACCTTTGCCCCAAAAAGAACCGGGGTTCTTAATAAAAGAAGTAGCTGCATATGGTTTCTCCCCTAGCGGGTCATAATTAAGAATTGCTTTAATAACATAATTACCAATAACCCATACATTAGCATCGTATTCTTTATCTAGATCTGCTACGTCTTCTTCGTTTAACCCCCACTCAACAAGCATACGCCCGCTAACTTTACCCCAAAATTCAAGAGCATCAAAAATTTCGGTAGGTCGGTTTTCAGTACTGTGTTTACTTTCTAAATCATCCTGCTCCTGTGCAGAAAATGGCGTTATCCAGCTTTGACCGTTACCATGCTCAAGCACAGTACGAATTGCATCATCGTCATAACCGGGTACTCCAATAAGATCCGATAAATCCATACGAGTAAGAGGGTGATGCTCAAACACATAACCATCATTAATACTAGATACTCCCGGCTCTGGATAAAATTTAAACGGATCAACACGTTCAAACTCTGGTGCTAGCTCTTCCGTTGCAACAGCAACAGTATTACCTTCATTATCCATATCCCAACCAAGTTTACGCTGGCGACGGATAACCGGCCCTTTAATAATTGCACAGGGAAACGTAACAAGATCCGTAATAAACTCGTTAAACGCAGACGAAAATCCACCTTCAGCAAACTGATCTTCAATTTTCCGCTTCATCTTATCCGCACGGTTCTGCGCATCTTTTAACATTTCAAAGCGCATATCCTGTGCAATGACTTCACGAATTTCGTCAACTTCAACTGGCGATGGTGCTTGCCCAACTGTTTGTATAAACTGAACAACCCGCTCGCCAAGGATCTCTGTAATTATTTGATCTCTAGAATCTGGCAATGTTGGTAAAGGCGTAGGCTTAATATTCCAAGGTGGAGTACCGGTATCCATAAGTATATCACGCAGCCAACTTTCAGCGGCACGACACTTAACTTCAGTAAGCATCATGTAAATTTCAGACCCGCCTTGTGCTCGGATAGCAGATAACTTGTCAGCATCATACTCACCTTGCCGTTGCCGCATAGCTTTAAGCATACAGTCTTCAATTGGGTCTTTCGCACGTTTTGCTGCTTCAAACGCACCACGCAAGTAAGATGACATACCTACTATAACGGGATCATTCTGCCGAGCTTCCATAGCACGTTTTGCTTCGTCGCGCTCTTGCTCAACTAAAGTTGCGTTATCTATAACTTTCAAAAAACTAAGTCCTGCCATTTAAGATGATCTCACTTCAGGTAAAGAAATACCCATCTTGCCAAGGACATTGTCAAGTGTTTGCATTGAATCTCCTTGTTTAGCCATTTGTTCAGGCGAAAAACTATCGGACTCAATAATAACAACACGTTCCATGTTTCCTTTTTTGTTATTACCATTACTATACGTACGATGCATAATTTTCCCCTATGCTGCTTTAGGAGGTGAAGACATAGGGTTCATTGGGTTTTTTGTAGAAGTCGGTTTTGCGTTAGCCATCTGTTTAGCCTTAGCTTTAGCAGCCGCAGCCATACCTTCTTTATCGTAAGAATATTTTTTACCAGCAATGTTCGGCATTATAAATCTCCTAAATTAATTATTAATACTATTATATATACAACAACTTCTTCTTGTACAACAAAAAACTCCCGCTGGCTACAGGAAGAAAACCAGCGGGAGGAAAAAACTCAGGCTAGCAGGGAAAGCTTTTCCTGAGACAAAGGAATAACTAGACAACATTACTATGTCCAGCCTACGGCGGAAAGGGGTTTAACTTCCCGTCGCGCCAGCAGTATACTGCCTTCTGATACAGATGCAATATGTAACATAAGATATTGTAAAGCTTCAGCAACATGTGAATGTTTGCCTTTTTCGATAGCACCGGTTCTATGATGAAACCTGTATCCCCCCATCATAGCAGCTTTTAACGCAGTACAACGCGGATCAACAAGGAACGCACTGTCACCATCTACATGACGCATCAGGTAATCATCCACTGCACCTAACCTTGCTGTCACGTTATTAGTCCTTGCTGCAATAACTTTCAAACCTTCCGCTTTTAGTCC